AGGTCGCGCCGTGGGCCGGGATATCGGACGGCGGTCGCGGATCGACCGGGGGCAGGGTGGCGGCATAGAGCGTGGCGCCGTCATCGTAATCGCTGATGCCCTTCTTCTGCATCAAGGATTCGATCTTCTTGACATCTTCCTCGTCGTATTTGCGGCCCGCGCCGTCATCGCCGCCGGTCAGAAGCGCGTTGCGCTGGCGGTTCATGCGGGCCATCACCTCGTCCTGCTGCCGCTTGAGCTCGCGCTCCTGCTGCTCGCTCTTGAAGCTCTCGAACTTGTCCTCGAGATCGACATCGGAAAACGCCTGCGCATGCGGGGTGTCGGGTTTGGCGTCCTTGACCGCCTTGGCGATGATCTTCCGCGTCTTGGGATTGTGGCTTAGTTCATGGAAGAGATCGGCGAGATCGGCCGCGGTGGCGAGATCGAGGCCGCGTTTGGTGCGCTGCGGCGGCGTGTAGGTGTCGGACATGGGCTATATCCTCAGATCGGCTTGCCCTTTTGCGCTGAGGGTCCACCGCGCTCCAGCGTCGGCATCCCGGTGGTCTGGCGCTTGCCGGTCGGCGAGGTCCATTTCTGTTCCGAGGTGAAGCCGCCGAGCGCGGTATAGGTCGGCGGGTTGCGGAAGATGCCGTCTTCCATGCGGCGGGTCGAAAGATTGCCGGTTTTCACCTTGGGGCGCAGATATTCGGTCATGCTGCTTCTCCTGGAGCTGCGCCACCCATGCCGGGCGGCGGTGAATTGTCAGAAACGAGGCCCGGCGGTGGGGCCGCCGAAAGCGGTCCCCCCTTGGCTTGCATCGCCATGGCGGCAAGGCCCGCCGGAACCATGTTGGAGCCTTCTGCCTTGCCGAAGATTGGATTGAGCGCTGCGACCGCGCGAAGGATGGCCTGCTGCTCCTTCGAGCCGGAGGCAAACGCCATCGATGCCTTGAGGATGGCCGGCATCACCGCCTTGATCGACTGCACCGCAGCGGCCTGGTTGCCTTCGCCGCCACCGGGCGAGAGCATCGGCGATCCGCCCGGACCAGATGGTCCGCCAACGGGTGATTTTGGAATGCCGGGCGCGGGTGCGCCGCCGGGCGGGCCGGGAGGCGGCGCTAAGGGTGAACCGGGAGCGTCCATGGGCGCAATTGATACGCCTATTGAAGGAACCGCGTCAAGCTATTGCAAACAAACGCCCCGCGATGAGGGCGCGGGGCGCGTGCCGGATTCACGTTAGAGGGAAGGTTTACTTCCGACGATGCTTGCGCTTGCCACGCTTGTGCTTACGCTTGGCCATGGTCTGCTCCTTTCCTGGTTGGAGAGGCGGTCGTAACCGAGGGGGAGTTGCCCCGGCACGCCCATGTCGAGTCGATAAGGCTAATCCAGCCGACTTAATTTGGCAATCATGTTGTGGGAAGGTACCCCTTCATGTCGATCCAGATCCACTATCTGCGCCGCATTCTCAAAAATCAGGAGATCATCATGGCTGCTCTTGACGACGAACTGTCCTCGCTCAAGGCCACTCTCGACACTACGCTCGCTACCGTCGGAACGATCAAGACCGGCGTCGATGCCCTGCTCGCCAAACTGGCGGCGTTGCCGACCTCCGGCTTGACGGTGACCCAGCAGGCCGCGCTTGACGCGATCAACACCGAGGCCCAGGCGATCAGCACGGCCGCTTCCGCGCTCAACACGGAAGTCAATCCGCCGGCGGCAAAACCTGCGCCTTAAGCGGAAGGCTGCGCCGCGCCTTTGCCCTTGCCGTTGGGCTTGCCGCCCTCGGCGATGCCCATCTTCATTTTCATGGCCTGGGCGGCGGCCTGCTTCTTCTGCCGGGTGCGCAGCGCAAACAAGAGGTTGTCGCGGTTCGGCGGGTTCAATAGCCGCAGCAGCCCCTCCTGGTCGATCGACTGCGACTTGAACAGGAAGCCGGCCAATTCCTTGGTGTCGTCGGCGAACAGCGGCGAGTGCGAATGGCCGGCAACGCGCAGGTTATACTGCCCGACCATGTTGGCGTAATAGAAGGGATCGCCGGGCTTGCCGTCTTCCTTGGGGTCCGGCTTGATCTCGTCGTCGTTGTTGCGCATGTTGAGTTTGAAGGCGAGGTCGCCGACCCGCACCAGCGGCGATTCCAGCCGCGTTGCCGCCTTTTTGATCCGGCCTGATCCGGTTGTGGATAGTTGCTTGGCATGGTCCTTGGAGCGCACGCCGGCGGTGCCCTTGCCCTGCAGCACTTCGGTCAGGCCCGATGCCTCGATGAACAACTGCCCGATCTGCATGTAGTCGGCGAAGATGTCGGAGGGCATTTCCGGATAGAGTTCCTTGATCGCGGCCTGCGGCAATTGGTCCATCACCCAGGTGTCGGCGCCGCCGAACGCTTCCATCTTTTCATCCGAAAGCCCCATGAAACCTGAACCGACCCGTGGCGGATAGGCCTGGCGATCGAGGATGTCATGGATCTGCTCCAGCCGTTCGTTCGACCATTGCTGCAACGGGATCAGGCTTTCGATATGCGCCTTGCCCCAGAAATATTCATAGATGTTATACGGGCGGACCAGCGTATAGGGATGCTCGCGCGGGAAGAACGGGTTGCAGGCGGTGTCGTAGAACTGCTTCTGCTGGCTGACCTGCGCAGTGAAGCCGCCGCTTTTCTTCAGCACGTCGATGGTGCGCTTGGAGTCGGAGATGATGATGTCGGGGTCGACCACCCAGAACACCCGATAGTCCTGGCATTCGTCGTCCCAGATCGTCAGTTCGTAGAACGCCACCAGCGGGCGGTCGATCTTGGCCTGGTATGATGGCCGCGGCAGATAATTCGGGTTGATCGAACCCTGCACATTGCCGCTGAGGTTCTCGCCTCCGGTCGACGAGATGATCATGCGGGTGATCATTTCCGGGAATGGCGATTCGAAGGGGGTATTGACCACCGGAAGATCGGGGATCTTGCTGGCAAGCCCGGCGCGCGCCAGCCGCTGCACGGCGTTATCGTAGTCGATGTGGTAGCAGTGCACGAAGGCCGGCTGGCTTTCCAGTTCGGTCACTTCCTCGGAGAACACCCCGAACTTCCAGGGCTCGATCAACTGGAAGGTGGCGTCCTCATGCACGTCGGACCAGCCCGACTTGATGATCATGCTATCGTAGACCAGCGAGCCTATGATTGAATCCGAGAAGAAATCAAACCCGCCGGCATCTCGGAAGTCGTTGTTGAAGGCGTCTTCCAGCGCCATGTACTGCTTGACAAGATGGTCGTCCGAGTTGAGGGGAGCTGACAACGAGAACTGAGCGTGATCGGAGCTGTATAGGAAAGAGGCCACAAGGTCCAAGTGGGACTCGATCCGGTTGTAGATGACCTCCTGGTCGGCGGCTGTGCCGTAAAGGAAGAACTGTCTTCGTCGGTCATAGAGATCCTTCCTGTCCTTCTTGCTTTGCAGGCAGATGTCGAGCACCCATCGGATGAATTCGTTCTGCGCCTGGCCCGGCTCCGGAATGATCATGACGTGCCCTTGGAGGACGCCTCGACCGAGGTATGGCTGCGCACGCTGGGGAAGGTCGGGTTCGGCGCCAGTGCTGTTCCCGGCGCTGCCTTGATCTTGTAATCGATCTTGTTGGATACGGGGACGCATTGCGCTCCGGCGGCCGGATTAATCGCGGCGGTAAAGCCCTGGCCGAATGTATGCATCTGGCTTCCGGCCGGCACGGGCGGCGGCGTCTTGATGACCTTGGCCGCCCGGCCTCGCTCCGCCGAATTCAGATTGTCGAGCTTGAAGGCGTCGACCAGGGCGCGCAGTTCGGCATCTGCGGATTTGGAATGGCCCCCCATATGACCGCCGTTCGGCCGCCAGCTTACCCGGACGCATTTACACTTAGGGCATTCCGGATTGGCTTCCCATGACTCGAACCACTCGCTGCACCGCGCATTCTCGCAAATCCACGATCTGATGATGCCGGTCATGTGGTGGGCACTGCGATGTTCATCCGTTTCAGATAGGCCGTTATAACCCGTTCCACCGGCGGTGTACCCTGTTTCTCCTCGATCTCGCCGGATTTTTTTATGGTCAAGCCAGCCGACTTCATGCGCGGCTGAACCCAGGTATTCCAGGCCTGGTGGGCGAGCGCTGCGGCCATCACCCTATCATCTTTCGCTCTGCCCTCGGCGCCGATCGTGCCGCCATCATTGACGATGCGGCGCATTTCCTCAAGCAGCGGGATCGAGCGCGGGATCATGCGGCCAAGCTCGATCGAGTTTTTCATCTGGTTCAAGGCTCGCGTCTTGAGTTCGTGGGTGGTCTTCCACTGATACAAGAGTTCGCCGCCGCCAGGATTGTCCATCCGCTTGTAGAAATAGTGCTTCATGTTCTGCAGGATGTTGCGCAGATGATAGTTTTCCTCGTGGGGGCGGATTTCGGATGCCATCCGCCGCACCTTCTCCAGCTCGTCGAACACCGCCTGACCCGGTCCGTTCATCTCCAGGATCGGCATCAGGTAGGTGATACCGAAATACCCGGCGAGGTGAGCGAGAACCCAAGCGCACTGGTATGTAGAAGGCTGCGTCGAACAGTATTCGGCGACTTGAACCATACAATCCGAGTAGCATCGCCAGATCGAGATAACAGAGCGGTCAGCTTCATCAGAGCTGCCATACGCCGGATCGCATCCAAGGGCATAATATCCGAATCTTGAGGCATCCTCGTATATCCTGGGTTCGGCGAGGG